TCCCGCTTTGGTAATTAGGGTAGATGCACCAGCATTACTCTTACCCTGATACTTCGCCTTTAGATTGGCAATACCGTTTTGCTTAAACGACCCTCGATAATCCAAGTCGTGTTTCTCGGCATCAATCACTACCATCGAATGGCGAACTGCTCGAGCCATCTCTTCGTTATTGGCACCCTTGATACTCATATCCGCAATGAGATTAGTAGCCTTACCCATCTCAAGTTGCTTGCGATTACCGATCTTCTTCATCCCCTCGTAATAAGGGAACTCAGTCTTCGGATCAAACCCCTTCAATCCTTCTAGGGCGGGGGATGTTTTTATGAGACCACGGTCGTTGGGTACTGCAAGAACGAAATCACCATCAAAATCTGCACCTGAAAGACGCTCAGCAACCAGAGGATGAATACCAACTACATCTTTGGGTTGAGTACCAAAGGTCTTTCGTCCTTCACGGTTCTTGTTGTTGACCGTAACTTCAGGAATCTCAAACGTTCCACCATGTGGGGATCGAATAAGAGTAAGTCGAGTACCATCTCTGAAGTTTGGTGCATATGCTTCAGTAGGCTTGATCGATTGAATCGGCATGATCACATGGTATGCCGAGCCAGGAAGAGTAGCGGCCTTGAGATGCACAGCGGCTGAATCAGCATTATCTGCAAATGATTCAAGCAATTTACGTTTCACTGCTGGATTAGTCAGCGCAACGATCTCATCATACTCTTTACGACGATTCTCATAAGTCATGTCCAACTGTGACTTAGCAAGCTCAGGAGATTGCTTAGAGAGAATCTGTGATGAAAGGGCTCGAGTCCAATTATCCCAATCGCCTTCATCACGAATGATGTTCATAGCTGAAGTAGGTCGACCATTCTCATCCTGAAGCTGACGCTTAAGTGATGCGCCAAACGGATTGATTGGATCTACTTTACCTTGACTGTCCTTCTCAACTTCCTTCATCGCCTTCAGTTTTCCAACACTTCGAGACTTGTTGGTATTGAATTGAAGGTCTACACCATCAGGAAGGTCGGTCTTGTAAGTTGCCATTCCCTTGAGATAGTGTGTACCATCCACAAGGATACGAACCTGAGCATACTGATTAGCTCCGATGGACACATCTTTGACACCAGGACGTACATAGATCACGCCGTCCGCATTGGTGCCGCCATCTTCAGCATACTTGATCTGAACTCGGCCAGAGCTTATAGCGAGTGGTGCCTTAATGGTATTGTGAGTTTGCCCACCTGTCTCGGACCACTCGTCGATGAGCCTGATCTCACCCTTGTTTCTAGCAACATCGGCCCAAGTCGTACCAGGAGCTGCCAGAACTTTGCGAGTAGTCGGCTTACCCGTACCAAGCTGAATAACATCAAGCTTATGAACTTCATAGCCTTCCTCCTGCAACATCGCAAGAGACTTCTTGAGCTTATCCTCTGAAATATCAAGGCTGTACTCAGTACCACTACCGACATCAACTAGAGTTTTATCAGCAACTTGCCGCTTGAGAACGTTAGCGGTGTTGGTGAGAATTTGAGCCCGAGCTTGAACAGAAGGATCTAGAAGAGATCTAACCGAAGACTCATTCGGAAGACCCATCTCTTTGGCGATAGCATTGTTCGACATCCCAGTTTCTTTAAGCCGAACAGCTGTGTTGATCTTCTCTTGTGTTTGCTGATTCTTGGCGATGGATTGCCGAGCCCGGAACTGTGTGGACGTGAGACCCATACCTTCATAGATCTGTTTGTCCGTCATGCCTTCCTTACGCTGCCAAGCAACGAGATCTAGGAAGTCACGATTGCGCTTTGACTCGAGTTGAACATTTCCACCAGATCCCCATGGATAACGACCTGAGTGTCGAGGGGTTCCATAATGCTTGAGAAATTCTTCTTCAGAAACAACAAACGTCATGACTCCTCCTCTAGCCTTAGTTGTTCGATCATCTTGTCGAACTCGATGATCTTCTCCATGATGAACAGAATATCTTCGGGATCAGCATCGTAGATCTGAACTTCATCGTCTTGATAGATGCGAAGCTCAATCTTGATGGACCGAGGATCAACTTCATACTCGAGACAGAAGAGAGCGACGTACACCTCGAGCTGATGAATTGACACTTTGCTTCGGCCGGTCTTCAAATCAAATATGCGCAGAGTTCTATATCTGAATGATATTGCATCTGTGGTTCCAAAGGCATTCTCAGAATAGAACAGAACTTGCTCGGTGACCATCTTATGTTCGATGCAGTCATTGATGTACATCCCGAGTGTACCCACATAACTCGAGAGACGTCCAGCTCTGATTTCATGATGGGCATACTCATGTTGAGCTGTACCAGCAGCTGCAGCCTGCATCGTAGTCCAGCGTTCAGCTAGACGAGCTGGTGTGTAGTTGATCCAGTGATAGTAACTGGGACTCAGAAATGCATGTTCATTCTCACGAAGCAAATGCCTGTTGAAGCGCACTCAAAACCTCCGCCTCATTCTCAGGATAGATGAATGCCGCAAATGACATGTCGTCAAGTTGCTGGACATAATAGTCTTGATTCGGTTGATGCGGGGCATTGGCAGAATCCTTCACCTCCAAGGATGCCCAGTGCTTCTCCCAGAGGATAGTGAGATCCAACATACCTTGTTGATAGCCCGGGTCGTTCTTCAAAACGATGGCACCCGGGAACAAGACCTTGAGTGTCTTGATCAATTTTGCTTGATACCGGTTTTCAGCCAAAATGTTATCCCGAGTTCTAGAGGTTTTCTGTCTCTTCTATCATAATCCGCGTTTTACACGCGCTCTAATAGCTAGTTTCCGAGTGCTCTGAACTGCTGATATGTAGGCCACACATAGGTACGGTTACTAATAGACTCAACTAGGTCCTCTTCCAACAATCCATACCTTTTAGCACACTCAAGAGAATTGGCACTGATCTCTCCAGTTGCCATATCTTCGATCTGAAACCGAATATGATGCCGATACCGATACCTGAACTGACGGTTGTATTTGACAGCGAACCATCTAGGTCGCCATTCTAGATTGTCAACAGCATTGTTCCAACGATCACCATCCAAATTGATAGGAGTGTCATACGCATGATATGGTTGGGGGATGAATGCCCTAGCTACAAGCAGAGGAACCGATCGCTTGAACTGCATCCCGCCATCCCATAGTCCAACGAAGACCACATCATACTGATTCATGTTTAGGGCCATGATTCGTCCTGAGACAACGTTTGCTACTTGCCCATAATTGCTTACTTCATAATTGGAGAACTCAGGAATAGGCCTCCATGTTTCCATAACACTCCTTTTTAAACGGCACTTGTATAAAACACGGCCTTGTATGGGAAGAAAATTTTTGCCAAGAAAAATCGATTCGAAAACTTTTACAGGGACTACACTCAATATCTACCACTACTGGATATTGAGATCTCCTGCGTAGGATAGTGTTTTAGAGCAGATATGGCAGGCAAGCTTTTCCCCACAAAGTAGGGCTTTTTCCCATTCTAGAGCCAAAAAGTCCTTAACCCATCTGCCAAAATCTGCCAACATTTAATTCCAGGCAAGCATTTTGAGGTCAAATTCGTTGAAATTGAAGTCCTTTTTCGCACTCAAACTACGCCAGATTGCAGTGTCGATTTGTGTCTTCGAACGCAGCACGTGATAAAACAAATTCAAAAATGGCGTATTTATGCGGTCAATTCTCCCATGTGCCTGCTCCCACTTCTTGTACGAACTGGTAAGCGAATAGAAGCACATAGCATCTGTTGAGATGCAATTCCAACCCTCAGATCCTGCTATGTACTGCACCAGATATAGCCACTTCTCCGTATCTGGGATCTCCTCATGTTTGTGACCGTTCCACTCTCTCAGCTCTACAAGCCCGTTAAGCCCTCTTAGAGCCTCCAGTTCGTAGTTGAAGTTGTAGAACACTATCAACCTATTATGTGCCCTTAGAAGGCCCTCTACGGCCCTCACACGGCTTGTGTCGCCGTTGACCACCCGGCGCATCAACGCAAAGAGTTCCCCGGCATCCTTGATGGGCTTGTTGAGCCATGGATTCCAGCGCTGCTTGACGACCGTCTCCCACATCTCGACGTTGTAATCCGTCCAGACGATCTTAGTGTGTCTAACCGTTTCCTTCTCGAACCTCATCCGAACGAGGACGTTGTTCCGGTGCTTCACCAGCTTGTTGACTGACAGATACCGAAGGATCTTGGGGTACTTTGCATAGGGGGCAAACACTACATGCTCTCGGAGGAACTCCGTCCTGTTTGGATAGAAACCATTTGCCACAAAGACAGGGATGTAGTCCATCCAAGTATCTCCAGGCGTCGCTGAAAGCATGATCCAGCGGTTCTTCCGAGCTATCTTCAGGAAGGCCTTGACCCATTTGCCTCTACCCACCAATCTCTGCTCATCGAAGATGAAGAAGGCTCCGACCACCTTGTCGTACTTCTGGATGTTGTTCCACGAGTCGATGACCAACAGATCCGAATCCAGGTTCAGAGCCGATGCTTCACTGATCCAATCGAGAGTGTCCCTCTTTTTCGCCGTTGTGATCACGTAGATGTTGCGCTGTGATTCGTTCTGCTTGTAGTATGCGAGAGCGACTCGCGATTTTCCCGTACCGACTGCTCCCCACAAGATCGCTCCGTTGTGGAGTTCCCTCAGTGCTTTCTTCTGATGTTCGCCCAGCTCCTTCAATTTTCACCTCCTTCCCGGACCACTTGTCCTGGTTCTGCATTATCCATTTGATCTGGTATTCACTACGAGGGCTCATGCATCTGCGACAATAGATGTGCCCGCCCTTCATCCCACAGTAAGAGCACTTCTTCAAAGGGATGACGTTATTGGGCTTGTAGAATTTGAGACGGGGCATAAAAAACTCCAGGACTTGTTTATTACGCGCAGGGGTGGGGCTTTTAGACACATTGCGGCCTAATACCCCACCCCCTATCACTGGGACATACGCTCCCCAGCGAATCCCTCCTTGGCGGATGAGAAGGACAACAGCCCTTGCGCCCACGAGTTAGCGCTGCCTACACATCATCCCTTACCGGCTGCTCGGCCAAGTATCACATCTTCAGTAGCGCGTACAGAAAGACTCCGAGCCCGAGAATAAGGAGCATGATCTGAGCGACTTGGTCCCCATCAAGGCAGTGGCAGATCACTTGGTAAACCCCCAGATGATCAAAGCCACGATGACTACAACCACACTCAAGATGACTATGGCTGCATAGAATCGATCGAGGTTCATCGACAGCTACGCCAGAACTTGATGTACCACTCCTTCTCGGCAGCCTGCTTCAAATCGGCGTTGCTGACCATGATCCTCCTAGTCGTGATTGTCCATGTCTGCGTAGAGCGAGAAGTTCTCCTGGAACGCCTTGTTGGAATACACCTTGTACCCCATGTCGGTGTAGAGCAGCCAGTCCCCAACGAAGGCCTGGGTCTGCCTGGCGTTCTTCGGCGTGTGCACTCGCACGTGGAGGTACTCATTGGTGCCGTCGCTCCGAATCTCACCCTGGCACCACTTGGCCAGGTCCTTGAAATTCTTCTCGGTGACCTGTACCGCATCCACGTACAAGGGCTTGCGCACATACCTCAGTGCCTTGACAGCTGCCATTAGTCTTCCTCCGGAATCTTGATAGACCCTAGGCCATAGCCAATCAGGATCCCAATCAATAGAATCAATGCTCCTACTGCCATGCCACCGATCACTCGTCTTCGCCATACCTCTCAACCATCGTCTCGGCGTACTTACGCTCGAGATAGTCCTCCTCGATGGTGACGAACATCGACTTGACCATCGCCTTGATGCCGAACTTGTTGTTCATCTTCCACGCAAAGGGACGAACGATCAAGTCCACGTTCGTGATGTCAGCGAAGTCGAGCATCTCGACGTCATCTTCGGTCAGATGGGTGCGCTTCTTGCTACCGATGCACACCACCAGAGGCGGACGCACAGGTCCGTTGCGACCCTGGTACTTCAGAAAGCACGGGAGGAAAGGTTTGGCGACCTCCCCCTCCGCTGCCTGCTCCGGACGGGGCTCGAGCATCTTGACGTTCCAGCCGTCAGCGTTCATGATCTCGGCCATCTCATCGCTCAGAAGGACACCGAAGTTCCGGTCACCCTCCTTGTTGAACTCAGTGGGCCTTCCGATGAAGTTGCGGAAGATGATCCTCACGCCCTCCATCACTACTGCTTCAGTAGGCGCCTTTGGAGCTTCCATTAGTTTACGAACTCCTCAAACGAGCCGAATCGCTCAATAGATTTGATTGCGTCTTCTTTCAACTTCTCGAAGTACGACATGTCTATCTGGAGATCAGGTCGTTCCTTCGCCACTTCTGCTTCGATCCAGAGATGACCCTTCGTGCCTGTTACGGCGTAGTAGCGTTCGTCTTTGTATCGATAGAGAGTTCCGCCCCCCGTTGCCACAGGTACAAAGCGCCCAGTGCGCCCGAGATGGCGCATGTTCCGATAATCCAGATCTTCATGGTGCTCCTTGTCGAGGTACATTGTTCCCTGCGTGACATTTTTCGTCTCACAGAAATCGTCGAATGTTAGCTCCTCATGTGAGAAGAGCATCTTGTACACGTACGGATGCTGGTACTGTGAACCCACTACGGTCCAGTCGTTACCCTTACGTGCGATATACACTGCGTCGTTCACCAGGCAGAACTTGTCGTAAGTTGCCTCGTGCTCGAAGTCGTAGCCATGCAGCATTCCATCGGTCTTGATGTAGTCGATGATGTCTGCGTCTGCGTTTGGAATCTTGATCGAGTCCGTCTTGATGTGGGCTACGGTGTAACCCTTCTTCTGCAAGATGTTCTTCAGACCGATCATGTACAGCGCGCCGCGCTTTGCGACGATGTTGTCTACGTTACGGTTGTCATTGAACGGGTTCGAGAACTTCGCAGATGTGAGACCGTAGACGATGTTGATCGCTATCTTGAGAGCGTAAGCCAGCGACTCAGCACTACTGGGGTCATCCTCAGCAGACTCAAGAAACTGGGCGAGACGACCGTCAAAGAGGGTACGGGCTTTTGCGTAGTCCTTACGCTTAATTGCCATTCGTGCCTCAGTGAGACCCGCAAAACGTGCGGTGTACTCATCTCCGAAGAGGTTGAGAATCTCGATTGTCGTCGGATGCATAGACGCCACGTCCAGAAGGGCGACTTGTTCGTAGATGCCTGGTTCTGCGTAGACGTACCCGCCTTCTCCGGGATCTTCTCCAAGATATGAACTCTTTCCCATCTCGAATTTGTAGCCGGGGAACACCTCGGCCAGATTAGTGTAAACAAATTGACGCTGCGGGTTCTTGTCCTTACCGAAGATGATCTCTGCGGTATGACGTTGAGTCGTGTCGTTGACTGTGAGTCCGCTCAGTTCAGCAAGAATCTGCCTAGCGACAAAGTCAGGCCAACGAGCTTCCAGAACGGCTTCTGTCGCGACGACATCGTTGACACAGTATTCCACAACACGGAGCCAATCTTTCTCATCAACGGGCTCGTCCCAAGGTAGATCCAACTCCATGTGAGATATGCCGAGATCGATTTCGAACTTCTTGAGCCCTTGCTTCTTCGAGCTGAAGTCCCAGATATCGGTGTATGAGATGTTATACGCTGCTGCGAACGGGGCATTCGCATTCTTGTCGACGATCAGCTTCTGACTCAACTCGAAGAGCTGCTCATTGTTGTATCCCATCGAAGCCGCATAGAGGATATGGTTGTCATAGCGCCGGTTATAGAACCCGGTGAGCTTCAACTTGAACAGAGCCTCGACTTCATGCGCCTTGGGATTGATCATCTTGACGACGACCGGGTCTCCCCTGAACTTCCAGCAGACGACGAAGAGGTTCTTGTAGACCTCGACGTCGAACAGCACGATGCGATCATCCTCTACCTCGATGGCCGCATCAGATGCCACCTCTTCAGCCGAGGCGAACTTCATACCGAGGACCGTCTTGATGGACACCTTGCTCTGATTACTACTGTTGTTCGCAAACGCCAGGATCTTGGGCCTTAGATCTGTGACGTCGTACTTCATGCCAGACTCGTAAGCATCCTCAAGGATCTGAGCGATGAAATCCACGGATGGCTTGGTGCCTGGATGGATCTCCTTCCTCAGGTTCCGCTGGATCAGCTCTCGCAGGCCTCGCTCGCTGGTGATTGTTTTGGCCTTGAGCATCTTCTCCTTCTGCTTCTTCAGAGGAAGTCCGGAATTGATGACTTCAATCGGAATACGATTGCACCAGGTGAGTCGTCGTCGAAGAGACGCATCTCCACTGAATACCTTGACCTCAATTCCAGTGGCATAGTTCTGAGCCAAAGCTGAAACATCTCCGTCATAGGTGTAATGAAGATGTACTCCGTTACCTGACTGTGAGATCTCGGCGTAGGTTGGAGGCCAGCTGCTAGCTGCTTCCAGATTTCGTTCGAGTGCGGTGTGTCCATTTACTTCCTTCAGATCGAAGTCGATGACCACGAGATTTTTCGGCACCTTGAGGAAGTGCAGCTCTGAAGTGTCAATATCCTGCAGGGTGCTTTTGACGTTCACCCACTTCTTACCGGGCACTCCGTCCTTGTTCGCCAGCTGTGCTGGCTGATCCCCGAACGCCTCGTCCATCAGTGACACGGTCTCTTCCATGACCAGGGAGAAGGACCTACCCTCTTCCTTGACCACGGGGGTCTTGAACTTCTCGGCGTTGAATCCGGTATACAGGCTCCGAACATTCGCGCCGTCCAGCTCACCACGATCCTTGAAGTCCTCGAAGTAGTTCCTGAGTTCTTCTCGCATCTTGTACTGCGGCATGGGTCGCTCAATCCCACTCTCGTCGCAATACTCCTTGTACATCGAATATGCTTGCTTCAAGGTGATCTTGTCCTGCCCCTTGAAGACGTCGTAGTACGCCTCGATGAAGTTGAAGAAGATGTCAGTCTGCAACATCATCTCCATCGGGCGGTAGCTGTTGTAGTAATTCTTGCCCATCGACAGATATGTCTCAAGGCAATGTTGAGCGATCGCACCCAATTCGAAATCTATTTGCTGAATCAGGGCGTTGTAATGTCGGATAGGGATTTTCACCCCACTGGGATGGATGTCAATCAATCGGCGAATCAGTCCTGACTTCGCATCAGAGATCTTCACCGGTTGATTGGAACCCACGAACAACAGGGCTTCCACTCTTGCAGTGTAACTCGGCTTGTACTTCTCGTTCATCGTCATCTGCTCATGTGAGATGATCGAATTCAGCCGAGTATTATCCTCCAGCCTCGACAGATCGCCATCATGCTGAATGGCAACCAGTGGATTGTGCTTGAAGGCCTCAGTGGCAAACGTGCCATTACTGCTTCCCAGCGCTTTCCCGTCAAATGTTGTCGTGTATCCCTCGAACAATCTCTCGAGGATGTTCAGGATCGTTGACTTCCCTGACCCTGCAGGACCGTAGAAGACCAAGAACTTCTGGATCTTCTTCGAATCTCCGGAAACGATAGATCCGATAGCCCACTCGATCTTTGCCCGCTCTTCCTCCGAATACAATGTGCCAACGAGTTCGTCCCACGCTGAAATATCTCCTTCTCCAAGGGAATAGCTCAGAGTATGACTCGCGTAATCCGACTTCTTCATCGGCGTGTTCGCGAATATGATCTTTGAATCCAGCGGCCGACTGTTGTCGCTGATCTGCCCGATGAACTTTCTGAACTGTGTCCACATCTGACTACCGAACGAACTCATGAACATGGGGAAATACTGCACCCCGGTCTCCGCCTTGAGTCTGTCCGCTTCGCGCTGCAGATCATCATCCACAAGACGCTGTACATCATACTCGTCACGAGACCACAGGCCCCGCTCTTCATCCCAGATCGCGTAGAAAGTGCGTCCTTGGACCATCAGATCCTTTGAACGTCCGATCTTGAAATCGGGATACAGCATGGTCTTGCCGTCCTTCGTTTCCTTAGTTCGGATCTGATAGAAGTCCACTACACCTCCTTCCTCTATACCGAGTATTGCTCTTGCAGATAGGCTGCCATCTGATACCAGATCTCAATCCTAGTCTGATCCTCCTGAGGAAACGCAAGTGGGAAGAAACCCCCTACCCCATCCCACGGATATGTCCTCCAGATGAGCTGGTGGAGAACATCTTCAGTCTGCTCAGCCTTCCTACGACCGAACGGATCCTTCATCTTGTGCAGGTTGATGTTCTCGATAAGCTTCCATGCCCACCAACCGGGTTCGCCCTGCGCCTGGAAGGCCAGACGCTTGGACAAAGCGACGATCACCTCAAGCATCGAGCAGGGATTATGCTGAGGATTACGAAATATCGCGATTGTCTCTGATGTCACTTCCCTGAACGGTGCGTACTCTTGCAGACGCTCATCCTGCAGGAAGTGGTAGCGAAGCTCCAAACCATCTGCGAGACGATTGTCATCGTTCGGCACCATCCACACGAACTCCTTCTCGTGCAGTGCGTGCATCAGTCCATCATAACTGCTAGTGCTGTTGTGTTTGTAGTTGCAATGGATCTGCGCAGTCAGCCAATTGAAATATAGCTCATTCAGCAGTGTCTGCATCGTCAAACCGCTCTGCGCGTTTGCGTATCTTCTCCACCTGATAATACTGATGCTGCAGGAATGGGGTGACGTTGTCGACGTAATTCCCGTCAGCCCTGGAGATCTCGATGTCTGTCTTCGTCTCGGTGTTGCGCACCAGTACTACATGCGCATTACCTGAGCCGTGCCCAAACCTCTGCAGGTTGTTGATCCCCACCGTCTCGTCGATATTGTCGACTGGTTCATCTCGCTCGTCAGCGAGAATCTCCTCTTCGAAATACCAGGTGTAACAGACAGTAGTGTAGTCCTCGTCGTGCAACTCCCCGAACTCATCGAGGTGAATGACGAACGGAACGTCCGGGTTCTGCTGCCGAGCCATAAGCTCAGCGGGCATGTTCCACTCATGCTCAGACGGGGGGTGCGATTCGAAGACCGTCTGAGATGCTTCTTCTCCGGGCTCCGGCATGTTGTGGTACTTGACCGACTCAGTCTCGGGAGGATCCTCTTCCCCACCGATCGTGTTCTCGGTCTTCTCGTATCCGAGGTACTCCACCACTTCTTCAAGCGGAGCCTTCAGACGTGCCTCAGTCGCAGCCTTCGCTGCCCGGTAGTAATCCCGAGCCTCGTCAATCTCTTCCTGAGCGATCTTGTCGTACTTGGTCTCAAGGCGCTTCTTGGCGAAGAAATATCCTCCGACCAGACCCAGACCCAGACCACCGACAAACCCTGCCGCGATCCACTGATGCCCGACCAGAGTTTCGGCGACCTGTTCGATTACGGGTTCTGCCATCTCAGTGGCTCCTTGTCACCCTCGATGCGGTTGTGAATCGGGCCGTCGACGTTGAAGTCGAGGAGGATGGCACCTTCGTGACCGTTCATGAAGTCACGGACAGTCTGATCGTCGCGGAAGAGTCCGAAGTCGATGAACCCGTCTCCGCCCCCATCGCGCAGCCAGCCCACGACGGCTCCCGCTTCGGTACGCGGGATATCGAACATGTCATAGACCTCATTGAGGAACACGTGTCCTCGGAGCGTCAGCAGGTCATTTGCGTAGCGCTGCTGAGAGCGCACGGTGACCTGATTCACTTCCCAGTCCTTGGACCACAGGCACGAGGTCGGGTCGAAGAACTTCGCGTAACCGGACGGCTCACCCATGGCGACACGCTTGACCGTCTTCTTGCGCCCCGTCTCGGGGTTGAGGATCTCGACCGGCTTCACGCCGTAGCGCATCTCACGGTCGGTCTCTTCGCCGAAAGCGTCACGCACACGGCTGCGGTACTGATTGAACGCCGAATCGATCGCCGTATACGCAGCGGTCAGTGCGAAGTTGCGCTCCATCAGAATATGATGCGACTGCGTCAGGCAGGCAATGCCGATGCCACCCAGGATGATGGCCGGAGCGTACTGCTTGGTGATACGAAGCGCTGTCCGGCTGTAGACGATCAGCGTGTCCTTCCGAGCGTCTTCCTCGGTGTACTCCTCAATGACCTCAGCCGCATGGATCTTCTCCATGTCAGCCTTACCCGTATCGAGAAGCTCTTCGACCTTCAGCGTGGCGTGGCACGCGAGGACGGTGCTGCCGATCATGGAGACCACACCAGTTCCGAACAGGATCTTTGGTGCATTCTCCTGGAAGAACAGGGACTTTGCCCCCATCACTCCCTTGATTCCTTCAGAAAGGAATGTCATCGTCTTTTTCCTTCTCCTTCTTCTCTTCGTCTAGTTTTTGTTTTGCTTGGTAAATCGCATACACCTGTGCATCAGACATCTTGCCTACGCGGCTGGCCCAACGAGGGCCCTTGTATAGACCAGCCACGTAGTTCCTCATCGCCTGATTGTCCATCTCAACTCAATGGGCGAGGCTCCGGCAGATCGAGAAGGTAGCCGCCTCCGCGAAGCCTGGACGCTCGTGAGCCTTGGATGTTCAGCCAACCCCACTTGGTGTCTGTGTGGTTGCTCGGAATCCCGACCAGCTCGTACAGATCCGCAACCGATGCGGACTCGTAGCGCGAGATGATGTCGAACATCTTCTCGATGACATCTTCCGCTTCCTGACGCGAGTTCAGGATGATCTCGTCGAAGTCATGCTGAGCCTTTGCCCGGCGCGTCATGCTGCGGGGCTGCTCCTGCTGCTGCATCGAGTAGCGGTTGTAGCTCACGTAGCCGGTCGGACCAGCTGCTGGCGGCGGAGCGCCATAGCCCCTGCGGTTCCGACGGGACTCACCGAACACCACGCGTTCCATCAACTGCGAGACACCCTCGACCATCGTGTCCTTCGCAGCGGGGATCAGCACGTCAAATATGACGTAGTTGCCTGCCGTCTTGGCGTCGCCACCGAAGAACACGCCCTTGAACTTCTTGCCGAGGCCGGGCTTGCGCCGAGTTGCCGGTTCTACAGTGACCTGCCTGATCTTCTTCTCCTCCGGAGTGGTCTCCGCAGGGTCCGGCTCACCCTTCCCTTGGAAGCTGTTGCCTGGAAAGTCGCTCATAAATATCCTCTGTTTGGGAAAATCAAAAACCTAAGTCCGTGTTAGGGGCTTAGGCTCTGCTTGTTAGGCAGTGGGAGTTTCAACTTCAACAACTGTGGTGGTCTTACGGGCCTTGAGGGCGGCGTAGCGCGAGGCGGTCTTGTCGACAATCGCATTGGTCACCGGCGACAGCTTGTAGGCGACGTACTGGCCGAATGCCATCGTACCAATCTGGGCAGTGGTGCTGTCCGTATTGATTTCGGTGTATTCGGAGAGTGCGGCTTCTGTGGCTTTCGCGGTGGAAATGGCGACTGACTGACGAAGGACGGTCTTGGCGACGAACTTCTTGGTCATAATGATCTCCAGGGTTAGTAGTGGGTTCTCTTATCTAAGGCCGTGTTTTTTACGCGAGATCCCACCGCTAACGCCTACTTCACGTCTTCCACCACCGCTTCTCCCGACGCCAGCTGCGGGGCCAGGAGAAGGAACTGATCCGGCGGCATAGCCTTGATTTCTTCCGGCGTGTAAATACGCGCATCCTTCTTCACTTCCGGAACGTCCATCTCCAGCGCCTGCTGCTTGGCGAGTTCGGTCGCTTCCTCGATCAGATCCGCAGGCATGATGGCCGTGATGAAGCTTGCCGCCAGCTCGGCGTCCATCACGAGTTCCATGAAGAATGCCTCATAGGCGTTGGACTGGCTGAACTCCAACCAGTTCTCCTCGTTCTTGATGTGACGCTTCCCATCGGGAGACTTCACGCCATAGGACGCCTTGATGAAGTCCTCCATCTCCTTCATGATCACGAGACCGTTCTCGGCCTTGATCATGCGCTCCATGGACGCCTTCAAACCGCCTTCATGAGCGAGTTCGAGCCTGATGATATCCACCTTGGAGAGATGGAAATATAGCTCGTCCTCACGGGGTTCCCCGTTGAAGTCGACGTACTTCACGGTTTTCTTCAGCATTAACGGACCGGTCCGTTAAGAAAGTAGTGGGTGAAGAGGATACCTGCGCAGACCCTCACCACTGTTGCCGTCGGAATATGAATGACAATCTCGGTCACTTCTTGTTTTCCTCCTCGTCGCGTTCCTTGATTTTGGCCAGAAGGGCCTCAAGGCTCTTGTTTGTATCGGCAAGGGTCAGACCCAACTTGGTCATAACCCTCACCAACTCCTGAATATCCCTACGCTGCGGTTCCACTAGTACACGTGCTTTCCGTAATCCGGGACTGGCGGGAAGTGATACTCCATCGCCACACACGGGCGGTTGTCGCTAGACAGGTGTGATGAGAACTTGATCTCGAGACGGTTGTCGAGGTTGAACCCAAGCACATCCGACATGCCGTTCGGCGGTAGGCCCAGCTCGTCGTAGAACGCACTCAGGCTGGCGTAGTTGCAGTTGACGATCTCGAAGTTGATCTTGTTCTCGGCCTGCTTGATCGCTTCGACACTGCTCATGAAATATCGCCCGGAATACACGTCGTAGCAGAGCACCTCACCGTTGCCGATGATGATGATTTCGCTCGACTCGACCGGATGCTCAGCAAGTTTCTTTGCGACGATCTCATCGCGGATGGCCTGCTCTTTGCCCGGCCCGAGCTTCTCGACGACCTTCTCCTTGTACTCCTGCAAGGCTTTGTCGGATATGGTGTAGGCAGCGGCCAGCGCAGCGATCTCTTTCGAGGCCAGACGATTGGCCAGGACGATCGCAAGGATCGTGGTAGTGCCCATGATGATCGGTGGGATGAACTCGCGCCACGTAAGCTTGAGTTTCTCCTCACGAGTGAGGGGCTCCATCTTGTCGAAAGCTTTGTCACCAAACTCAGCCTTGACCCGGATGGCACGCTCAAGGTGCGCATTGTCGATCAGCTCATCCGCCCTGAGAACGGCCTTGCCTGTCAGAACCGAGGTCGTGATAACCCCCGCCACACCAACGCCCGTGAGGATGCTAGCGCTGTTGTCGTTCAGGAAATATGACGCTTTGCCGAACAGTTCACCCAGTGAATTCACGGCGGAACCTTTCTGTTTGTTTGAAGTGTTTGTCCGCGTACTGCTCGTGCTTCCAGATCTCGTACTTCTGAGCGACCTGACCTGCTACCCACCAGAGTGCCGTCCAGAATATAAGAGCGGCTATGAAAGCGTACAGGAACGTCATCGCTTGACGCCGAGGGCTCCTGTGTTACGCTTCAATGCCCGACGTTCTGCGACCTCACGACTTGACGCTCGCACCTGAACAGTTCTCGTCACGCCATTGACGAACTCTAGCGTGATGAAATATAGAGTCTGTTTGCTAGATGTCTTCAGGAACCTCACCGCCCCCTCATCTCACGGACAAAAATCCAGATGAGCCAGAACCCACCTGTGACGACGACCAGAGCTGCATCGAAGATGAACTTCATCAGTCCGTACTTCCTGCGCGTGCGCATGTGTTTCTCCTTGTGTTTGAAAAAAATGTAAGCCTGTGTTTGTATCAGTGTCGTACAGTTACGTCTCTGATAAAGATGTCGTACAGTTACGTCTTCTTCATAGGCTTTAGAGAGATCCCTTGGGCGGCCTCCCATAACTGGGTGACCTATAACCTCCCATAACTGGGTGATCAGGGATCTCTCTATCTTAGGCCGTGTTTACGCCGCGATCGGTTCGACTGGAAAACCAGCCTTACCGAGGACCTTCAAGGTATGGCCTGCGACGTGAGCGTTCTTGCCACTCAAATGCTGAGCGACCTGTGCGGGAGACACACCAAGCGCCCTTGCTGCGGCGGCCTGGCTAGCCCACACTTCCTTGGTGGTGAGGCTCTGAACGACGTTGCCGGGATCGCCCAAAGCAGCAATAACGATGTTGGTCGTCGGAGAGCAGATCTGCACCTTGAAGGCATCCACGATCTGGATGACCTCTGCGTTATTGGCGAGTGCAACACCAGCAACGCAACCCACCACGAGGCAGACACCACCAACGATGTACTCTTCCTTGTGGTCCTTCAGATGTTGCTTGGTACGTTCGAACATGACGCTCCTGTGTTTGAAATATGATTGGAAGAAAGTGTGACTCCGTGTTGGAGTCAGAGTTTGAGAGACTTGCAGCATCATCTGCATGGGATTATCGACTGGGCTTATAGCTCAGTCATCCTGTCTCTCTACTCTATGGCGTGTTTTTGACGCGAACTACTTTGCCCAGCGAGAACCGTTGGACAGATCACGGCAAACGAAGTCCACGGTGACCCCAGTGTCCTCGTCGAGCTGGTACTGAACGTTGCGACGGATGTTCTCTTCATCGGTCACGTACGCCATCATCTTGCGCATGACATCCTCGTTGTCCCCCACGAGGTCCATCTCGATGCACCACTGCCCGTCCTTGAGCGCACGCTCCTGAACGAGGTTGATGATGGTCTCGATCGGGGTGTTCTTCACGAGATCGTTGTAGCCTGCGAACTCGACACCATGGTAGATGCCGATAGTGAAGATGTTCTTGCCGGATCCTGAAGCGATTGCCTGATCGCGGCTGATCTCGTCCTGGTCTTTCCTGTTACGTCCGAACATGATGTTCCTTGTGATTGAAAAACGAAAGCCCTAATCCAGGTTTTGGACTAGGGCTAGAGGTTTACCTGATGTAGGTCTGTGCTGCATGAACTGCAATCTTGCTAAGCATGTCGAGGCTTTTGTAAGCGACGATGATCACGACTGCACCCGTAGTAATATCGGCGGCTACATCGCTGTAGTCAACCGTTCCTGCGGGGACAGTGGGTTCATCGGACTGATGGTCCTTGACGAGCTTAACTAGAAATGACTTGTTCTTGAACAACATGGGGTCCTTTCAGTTTGGGTTCTCTCACTTTAGTCCGTGTTTCCCACGCGCTTAGGCTTGACGTTAGGGAGCGCGATATAATCGAACTCATCCAAACTGATCTGGTGCTTGTTCAAGATGCTGACCAAATATGACATCTGCTCATTAGCGGACGTAACAGCTTCAGCCTGCTTCTCGATGACGCTATTCATCTTCAAGACGCGGTACTCCTGCCAGGTGATGATGCCCAGCAATATGAGTTTGTCGTAGGGAATCATGGCTTCTGCGTCCCCCCTATCGTTTGGGCCATCCTTGTGGGAATACATCTCTACACACACGAACGGCAAGCAAAGATGTGCATTGATGAATGCCTTGTTGAAATTCGCGCATTTCACTCGGATGTTGTGGTTCGAGTTTGAAGAATGCATTAGCTGCAGCAACGAGATTATCCATCACTACACCTTCTTCTTCTGTAAGTCCATCGTATCTTGCCAAGATTTTTCCTTGTGATTGAAAAAATGAAAGCCTAAGTCCGTGTTGGGGACTTTTGGCTTGGGATTATTACCGGTTGATAATGATCTCGTATGTGCGGCCATTCGGGGTGTCGACGGTCTTAACGGTCTGACCCTTCCGGACGGCGTTAGCAATCTGGAAGAAGCCGGACACGTTTGACATCGAGTTACGAAGGTTGGTCATAGTAATCTCTTTTCAAAGTGGGTGGGTTCTCTCATCTTAGTCCATGTTTTTCACGCGAACGAAAACCTAAGCCCGTGTTAGGGGCTTTCGGTCTTAGAGGTTGAACTCTTGGGGAAACATCTTGGCGATGTCGTCGAGGGTGGCATTCGCCTTAGCAATGGCTGCTTCGAATTCTTCGTTGTGCTTCCTTTCCTGTCGCTTCTCATACGCGCGAGTGGCGTAATGGAAACTGACATAAAGGGCGCTTGCAACGATGATTCCGGAAAGCAGGGTGCTTTGGGTAGTGTTCTCAAACATGGTGGTGTTCCTTTGTAGTGGTGTATCTCTCATTTTACTCCATGTTTTTCACGCGAACGAATATAAAGACCTTTTTTCCGAATTCTCCCCCCGGGGAATTTTAGAGGCAAAAAATGTCAGCCCATGTTCCTAACGCGAAAAACTAAAGCCCGCGTTTGCGGGCCCTAGTCTGATCTTCCTGGGGAGGAGTGTGTTACTTAAGTCTCATGGCGAATGACAGTGCTTTCGTCGTGATCACGTGCGAATTCTCGTACATGAGAATCATGGCGATACCGATCAGATTCGCCGCAACATTGGCTTGGGTGTCAGGGCTGACACGCTCGGGCTTTTCTAGTTCCTTGAGCGCAAACAGCCTTTCCACTTGGGTCAGGGTTGTAGCGTAATCATCTTCAGTAGGCTTCTTTGTCTTCAATATAGATTGAATTCGAGTGATCTCGGTGTCTAGCGCGGTAAGCGCCTTGGGCTTCTTAAACATGGGTTCCTTTCATAGGGGTTCTCATCTTAGTCCATGTTTCCCACGCGGTTGTTCAGCCCATCCGAAACCACCTTGAACACGACTTGATCCGCCTGCTCAAGCGTTGCTGGATCATCTTCGAGTTCCAGCTGAAACCCTATCGAATCTGGAGTGTGAGTTATCCGCATAATGCCCGAATATGACGTTGACTTGCGGACAAGTAGAGCCACAATCACTACAGCTTCGAATATAGCTACGATCCCCAGGATCAATGTCAAGTTTGACCTTCCTCTAGTCCAGGACTGTGACGGTAGGGTACGCTCGCTCGCCCGATTCGTCCTGTGTACGAATATACTCTGTCACTCGTGCATTCTGCACGATCCCACTGTTCCCCTGAAGCTCAACGACATCGCCGAGATAGTAATGAACGCCATACTTGAACTGAATATCCGGGACGATCTCACCGTCTACCACCTTGGTGAACTTGTTGTCCATCAAGGCGTCATGAGCCCTTGTGTTCAGGATAGCGTTCAGGATGTTCGGGTCCGTACCGACCAGATCGGTCGTGATGTCATCACAGAAGATCATCAACGCACGCATGTCGAAGCCAGAATATCCCTCGACATAGCTGCTGATACCAGGTACTGTGGCCATGCCCTCAGGATTGGATGGAACAAACGAATATACGTGCGTCTTGAACTTCTCAATGGAGCGAAGTTCCTTGATGTCCGTCAGTGAGTCCATCTGCGGCGAGAAGCGTACCTGTGCATTGGCACTCTGACCACTTGTGCGATCAAGACCTCGGTAAGTACGGAACGGCAGAGAATAACTGGTATCAGTAGCGGACGCCAGAGTGATGGACATACCGATTTCATAGGTAGATGCAATCTCCTTCAGAGCATCGTAGACCGGTCCGTACGGAACAGCTACATCCACCTCGGGGCCCAGCACATCGTATCCGCCCGAACCCAGTCCCTTGATTGCCATAGCCTGAGGATTCGGGATACCGGTAGGAATGGCTCCAGTCAAATATGGAGAACCCTCAACGCACATGTAATACACGATCGCCCATAGGATCCACCCAGGAACACCATGGATAGGCCAATGCTTGTCCTCATGTAGAGGACTAATTCGAACAAAGCGATTATTCAGGAACTTGAGGAGCGAGCTACCCTGAATCTTGAGTTTACCATCCTCGATGTTCAACGTCTCAACGATGATGATCTCATCTGAGTCGAGCATCCCGAGGAACGTACCCTCTTTAAGTCTCTGAATCATCTCTGGAGTAGCCGGAACCACCAGCTCAGCCTCGCCATCACCGTAATAGCGCTCAGTCCAGATGGCTGAATGGAATGTGTCGATGGTGTCTTGCCGAAGAAACCCTCTTGACAGAGTGAAGAGTTCCACTACAGACCACCGAACTTCTCAAAATATGTAAGCGTCCACTCCTGAGCGCCACCATCTGTGATGACCGTGAAGTCATTCTCACCGAACTCGAACATCGGCCACGATGATCCATCTGCCATCTTCGGGAGAAGATTCGTGATGATGCCTGTGCCAAGCTCAACGTTCTGGACGTATTTCTGTCCGGGCAACGAGTTCATGATGAAATATTTGGTAGCACTCACAGTTGCAGCAACCCGGAAGAACTGCACTGCTGGATCACCGACCTGAACGCCGATGTTAGCGGGTGCAGGCAGCGTAAGCTCAGTCAACTTCAAGTTCATACCCGCAGCAATTGAGCCATTGTACACAATTGTCTGTTTCACATTGGATGAACCCACGATGATGCTGGGATTAACTGCTGTAAAATATGGATCAGGACAGATGATGGAGACCTGAAGCTCAACGTCTTTGGAGAACATGTTGGTCTCGACACCCTCGACATACCCAAATATCTCCACAGTGGGAAAGTCATCATCACTGTGAAAGACCAGTCGTGTACGCATCTTGGGCATGAAATATGCGTACAGAAGTCTACGAAGTTCTTCCATCGAGTAGTTGGCCCAGTCTGGGTTCAGACCGACCGTAAGCACGATGTTTCTACTTGAGACAAGGCTGCCGTTATACGCGGCCCCATCAATGGATCCGAAATCCACGGTGTTGACTTTAGCCTTGACGGGATCCAGGCCATCAATAGTGTGGATCTGAATAAGATCGGTTTCCGGACCACGTCCACTCAAGGGCAGCTGAGGAGCTGATTTCCACGAGCTGTACGCTTGAACTGTGCTCAACACTGTGTATCAGATCTCCTTTCAAATATAACTCATACGCAGGTCACATGGCTGATACTGCTACGCCTTCCATAGTCCATGTCGTTACCGGCGACTCGACCTACGTATAGTGAGTTACGCGAGTGCGAGCGCACCCTTGGCTTGTGACAACTGATTCTTCGTCTGCCTGTAGATCTCGGCTTCGGACAGCGACTCGGGTGAGTAATTGTTCTGCTCGAACTTGATCTGAGTTCCCCCAGAGGCAAGCACCGCGTCGTCCAAAGGCGACTGAACGGTGTTCTGACTTGCAGATATAACCGATGCCTGCCCATAAGAAGCGGCAGCAGTGATCGGCACGACGTTGAGCATAGACGCCATGGTCTTTGCGTCACTCGCGATCAATGACAGATCCAGAACCGGCGTAATTGTCGGGTTGATGTCGATGTTGGTCAGTACTGCGCTGGACAACTTCGAGACGCTTTCTCGCATCGCCTCCAATGCTTGCGCAGCAACATCCTCAGCGGCATCGGTGACAACCTTCGTTGAATTGGCCAGACCTTCAGCCATACCCATGGTGGCAAACTTACCGATCTCAGCAAACTCCTGAGACGGCGACTTGATCTTCAGCTTCTTCTTGATTGCCTTGATCATGGTTGCCGCAATGGCTTCCATAGCCTTACGGATACCTGTCTGCTGAGACTTCAGGCCATTGACGAGACCCTGTGCCGAGTCCACGCCTGCCTGATACAGATTCTGAGATGCCTGATATGCCAACGTCCTGGAAACTTCGCCCAGTTGGGCATCCAGAGCGTTGAGACCGGCAACTGCAGTCCTACCACCAGCAAGAAGTTGGCTCGCGAATTCCTGGTCAGCAGTACCATCCTCGAGCAGCTTCTGATACGTCTTGTCGTCTAGACCAAGAGAACGTAGCTGCTGAAGAGTTTGCTGGTACTGGGACACAGCCACAGTACGATCCTGCAGGCCCTTAATATAGGTGCCCAACGGATCCGTGTGAGTCTCGTCGGTCTGAATGATGTCAACCTGATCACCGAACTTGCTGGCAAACGAGGAATATGCATCGTCCCGAGCCTTCGTAGAGTCCTCAAGTGACCTTACTGCGGCATCCAGATCGTCAGAGACCTTCTGGTAGTCCTTTGAGAGACCAACCAGCTGGTTGCGTTCGTCACGTAGATTATTGATCATCTCCGCATGGGCCTGTTTGGCCTGGTCATACAGAGCTTTGCTCTCAGCAACTGCTTGTTGAGCTTCCTTGATCGCCTTACGGTCCTTCTTCTTAGCATCCCGCAGACGATTGAGCTTGTCCTCTTCGGTGCTGATGGTCTCACGAATATTGATCATCGCATCATTGAGCTTTTCCTGCAAGGTGTCAAATGCGCTCTTAATATCATCGCCAGAGCCCATGAGCCCTTCGGCAAAGCCTTCGCCGACGTACTCACCCAGGTCAGCCATCACCTTGGAGGGTGACGTAATCTGGAATATAGACTTGACTCCATTGATGACACCGTGGGACATCTCTTCGATGGCCTTGAGTGCACTTGTATTCTTGGCAACACCAATGGCAAAGCCCTCTACCACATTGTCACCAATCTCCATGAATACTGTTGACGGAGAATGTGATCCCACCGCGTGCTTTGCAGCTGCAATAGCTCCAGCGAACTTGCTCTTGATTGCACCGAGAATATCGCTAGCTCTCAGCCCGTTAAGGAAACCTTGCACAACTGCTCTACCAACAGAAGCAGCACCAGAACTAACGGTGCCAACCGCTGAACTGATAGCACCAGTCACACTACGGACAAATGACGAAACCGCTTTACTACCCTCGCTGGCAAGTTTGCTCATTCCCTTACCAACAGCACTCACGAACTTTGAGGCCAGCTCACTGCCCTTGGCAGCCAAGGCTCCTACCATGCTGCTGATACCCGAGATCAACCTCGAGATCATCTTGGAGCCTGTAGATATAATCGCAATACCAGCATTACTGACTGAACTGATAAAGCGAGCAACCAGACTCGCTGCCGTAGAGACGACCTTGCCTACCGAATTCACGATACCGCTGACAACCTTCGTCACGATCCCCGAACCAGTAGACATAACACTGCCATAGCCGTTGACGATACCTGAGATGAATCTCTTCAACAGGTTTGCGCCAGAACTGACAATGCCGCTGAGTTTCCCAGCGATCCCAGATATGATCTTGGTGATGATGCTACTCGCCATAACAGTAAGGGAACTCAGAACACCAGTAACACCCTTGATAAGGGCCTTCAGCAGGTATGTACCCGTCGAGGCCATACTGGGTGCTTCTGCTCGAAGGACTTTCAATGAAGCTTCGATCAGCGCAATCATCGCCTCCGCCAACTTAGGCGCAAGCACGATAACAGCGTCGATCATCGTAGTCAAAATCTTGACGAATGCTGCAGCAAACTGTGGTGCAACCTCTGCAATCTTCTGAACGATGGTCAACAACCCCATCACGAATCCAACGGCCATCTTGGGGATAGCCTCGATGAACTTCATCATCGCGTTGAGGAGAATCGCGATCGCAGCCGGACCAGCCACAGCAATCATGGACAATCCGGAACCAATCAAGAATATACCTGCACCAGCCAGAGCCAAACCACCGCCAATGAGCAGCAGAGCAGCACCCATAGCCAGTAGAGCAGGTGAGATCGGTGCCATCAGAGTCGCGGCAACACCAAGAACGGCCAATGCTGCTGCTAGCCCAACAAGTCCCTTGAGGATGGAACCCCAAGACATGTTGCCCAACCGTTCCAATGCAGGAGCAATAAGAGCAAGACTGACTGCAGCAACCGCTAGCGCAGCGGCGCCAGCAAGACTCCCTGACATGGCATACATCGCCACGCCAAGTAGGAGCAATGCTCCAGCCATGGCTATGAGACCCTTAGCGATCTCGCCAACGGACATACCACCCAATGATTGCAGTGTAGTACCGATGCTCTTCAGAGCATATGCAACCAGCACAAGACCAGCTGAAGTCATCGCCATGTTTGGAGGCATGAGACTCATAGCTCCGGCAATAACCAACATGGCAGCAGCAATAGCGAGGATGCCTTTACCAATGGTACCCCACTTCATGTTGCCAAATGTGGCAACTGCTCCTGCGAGCAACTTCAGACCAAGCGAAACTGCGATGAGTCCTACGCCGATCGACACCATCCCCGAAGGAAATAGCTTCGCTGCAAGACCGATGGCAACCAGAGCAGCGGCAACTGCGCCAAGCCCCTTACCAATCTCGGTCCAACTCATGGAGCCGAAGTCCTTCACGGCGCTTGCGAGGATCTTCATAGCAATGGCAATGGCTGTGATGCCAAGACCCGCCCGTATCATACCTCCAGAACCCTTGGATAGTGGCTGAACCGCAAGAGCCACCATACCCAGCAATGCCGCAACGCCAGTGAGACCCTTCAGTAGTCCGCCCCAGCTCAGCTTTGAGAGTCCAATAACAGCCAGAGTCAGGACATCGATTGCCACACCCAACAATATGAGTGAAGCTGCGATGGCTGGAACCTTGAGGAACCCCGCAGTACCACTGATCACGGTAAGGACCTTCATGGCCCCAAGAAGTTCGCCAAATCCGACCGCCATAGCACTCAAAGAACTGTTGAGCTTGTCTGAATCAATCAACGACAGGGCAAAGACAGATCCCGTCAGAAGCGCGATCGAGACCGCAATCTTCTTGATCGTATCGGCCTTGATGTTTGTTTGCATTGCCTGTAGCGAGCCTGTAAGAGCCTCAAACGACTTGCCTACATTGCCCAGAATGCCACCGCCAATGCCCTTGATGCTGTCAGCAAATCCACCACTGACAAACTTCTTGATCATCAAGGCAATACCACCAAGAAGCCCTGTTTCCAGGAGATTCAGAGAGGTATTGATATTGTCACCACTGAATGCCTTACCGATGGCATCTCCAATGGCTCCGAAAGCATCACCAATCGCCCCGGCAATAGGCCCTAGCTGTTGCTTCAACCGGCCCAGAGCCGCTATGAAATTGTCCCAGGCCTTTGAGAGCCCAGACATGATCCGCTGCATGGGGCTGAGCTTCTCGCCCAGTTTGCCGAATGCATCCCCAAGATCCCCCGGGGCTTTTTTGCCAAATCCAAATAGCTTCTTGAGTGCACTGCCAAGTATACCAATCAGCTTGATCGGCTTGACGAGAACATCTGCGATCTTGACGAAGAAGTCGTGGAAGCCCGTCCCTGACTTAATTGCCTTGTCAAGGGACTTGAGGAACCCACCAACGCCAGCTGTGACATCCAAGAAACCACCAGCACCGCCAGCAATAACACCGAAGAGCCGCTTGATGACGTAGAACACTTCACCAAGAATCGACTTACCAATGCTAAATATAGCGAAGAAACCCGCGAAGGATTCCTTGAGCTTGTATGCCGTCTGCGGACCCATCTGAAGCGACTTCATGAAACTGGCAAACCTAGTGGTCAATGCCATCAGGTCAGCACCGGTCTTAGCCGGGAATATCTCTCGGAACGCTTGTTTCATCGGCTTGACGACCATCATCAAAGCAGTGAAGCCGTCTTTGAGTCCTGAAATAAGAACCTTGCGGCCGCCTAGGGCCTTCCAGTCTCCCAGAACCTTGTTGCGAGCATTAGCAGAAGCAGAGACAAAACCGCCAATAGCGCCAGAAATACCAGTAAAGAGCGTTTTGGCCTCACCGAAGTCGCCAAAGACGATCTGCCACGTATCTGCCCAACCGGTTCCAATCTGTTCCTTGGTTGTATCGAGCAGTGCTGAGAGCGTCTTGACCTGCGTCGCCGAGTTAAGAGCCAGCTTGGCCGTAGCCTGCATACTCTTGATTTGGGCTTTGCTGTACCCCTCGGCCTTCAGCTGTGCATCCGTCATGTCTCCTGACAGGTGCTTCAGCGTAGTCGTCAGAACCTTTGACGTCAGCCAGGATTCCTCGCCCGGCTTGGCCGAAATCGAGTTACGGAAGGATTGTCCATTGATGGAGACATTCTTCATCGGGCCTTCCATCTTCACGGCACTGTCTTTGAGCGTGCCCATATGCACAGCTGTTTCAGCCAATGCACGTTTGAAGGTGGAGCTACCCATACTGGCGTTCTCGACGGACTTCCAGTCCTGAAGTGCGACCTTGCCCGAGGATATGGCCTGTGACAACTGATACATGGCCGTAGAGGCCTGTTGCGAGTTCGCCCCTGATAGAGCCGCCACATTGGCGATACCCTTGATAGAGGCGACTGAGGTCTTGAGATCTACACCGGCGGCCGTGAAGGTACCGACGTTCTTCGTCATCTCGCCGAAGTTGTAGATCGTCTTGTCGGCGTACGTGTTCAGCTCACCAAGAGCCTTTTGAACATCCTTGAGCTTCACGCCAGCTGCAGCAGTATTACCAAGGATGGTCTGAACCGAGTTTATCCCGAGTTCATACTCATGGAAACCATCCATGATTGGCTGAAGAGTAAGTGCTTTGAGCATTCTGCCGCCAGCTGATACAGCTTGACTGGCAATATTCGACAGAACCGAGAGCGCCACGATCCGCATGGCTGAGAATTTGCTCTTGATTCCGTCGATTCCCTCGTGAATCTTGGAGAAATTGAGTTTGTTTGCGGCGGCGTCAACTTCGCCGAGACCCTTACCAGCATTTGGGAACTGCAGTGCCTTCTTTAGCTTGTCCAAGCCGTTCATCACAGTTTGAACACCGCGCTCAAACTTGCTGGTCTCAAAACTCATTGATACGACTTTGTCGTCGACACCGCTCACAGACTATTCACCTCCCTCACGAGGTCAGCCATCATTTGCTCGAACATGGGTAGTATGACCGGATTAATATAATCGCGCCCTTGTACGTACCCACCCGTCCCGGTGCCGTGACCATACTGAAGCATCACAGCAACCGGGAATCCACCAGGCTTATTGGTGTTAAGCCACTTGATCGAGAAATATCCCGGACGATTCTCGATCTTATACGTCCAGGCATTAGCAGTTGCACCGCTATCGGTCGGCGTCGCCGCTGCAAGGGCAGCAGCACCCATGGGACCGTATCTCTCCAGCACTGCAAATATCTGGTTGGACTTCATCTTCGCCAACCAGCGTTCGGTAGCACTCCAATCACCACTGGTCGTAACGGTGATCGACATGACTAAGCCGCTGTCAGACGAATAACCACCGTACCAGGATCACTGGCGTGAAGCGCTCCAATAGACTTGCCGAACACGTAGGGCAGGCCGTTCACAGGAGCAGCTTTGGCTCCACTTGCACCCCCAGGCATAGTATTGCCTGCCCCGGTTGAACCGTCAGTAGCGGGAGGACTTCCAGGTCCATAGACTGACAGATCACCAGGGTTATACGACCCCCGGCCACCGGCTGTAGCAGCATTGCAGGTAATTCCGCCATACTTAGCGACACCTCCTGCTCCGCCGCCTCCGCCAGCTCCGATAGTGCCAATCCATCCACCATCACCGCCGTTTGTACCTGCCGTGCCGGGGCCAGTAGCGGTTGGAGTACCTGCGGTTCCTCCTAGAGCCCCACCCCCGGCTGTAATCCGGTTTCCTACTCCACCCTGGCCTCCGTGAGCCTGCGTGGTCACAGTCAGAGAGTTTGATTGGGCTCGCTTTCCGCCCATGCCCCCTGAGGCTCGGCATGTGGTGTCGTTGAAGGAAGAATATCCTCCGTCTGCACCATCGGTGGTCTTGGTTGGATCGGAACCGTGTTCAGTTCCCGAATTACCGCCTGCCCCGACAACGACTGGACATACCGTAGGCAACGCAGATAGAAGGCCTTGGACTCGGTGAAGTCCGCCGCCACCACCCGCGCCCCCGTAATTACGGACAAGAGTGCCAGTGTTTGTTGTGTTGATTCCTCCACCGAGACCACCCCCTCCGCCGATGCAGATCACATCGAAGTTGGTATACCCGAGATTGACGAAATCTTGCGGATGAAAGGGTACACCGTCCCGCAATTCGATGACAACGGGCTGTGGGTGACTCAGACTCCCCGCAAGTTCCAGTCTCATAGATCTGACCTAGCTGGACGAAGCGGCGAGAGCTTGCACTGTAGCGAGAATATCATCATCGGTAATGACTGCTGAATCTCTACCCGGCTCATAGTCGGGGTCTTCGGGATGCGCAGCCAAAGCGTAGTCCCACTTCTCGCCCCAGGAAGGAGATGAAGCCCACAGGTACCGATTGTTTTCAACCCAAGCAATAGCGGCGTATGCCCCTTGATTGATTGGATCGTTGCTGATCTCTGGAGCATTTCCAAGTTCAGCCTGCTGTGTAGCTGCAGATCGCATCCGCTCGATCATGTACTCGTCATTTGCGATCATGCTAATAGCAAGATAACTATCTGTCATCGAGGCCTCCCCTTTATAGAGATCATGAACGGAGCATCTGCGGAGGCCGCATTCGATGCAAACGTGTTTACCTGAACCACACCGCTTGTTGGAGAAGGCCAAGTTACGTAAATAAATCCTCCTACAGCAAGAGTTGCTTCTATGTCAGTAAACACTGCGAACAGTGATGTACGAATTGCATACACGCCAGTTCCAGTTTTACTTGACGTAAACCCAAGGTTAAAGGTACTGCCATCCGCTTGGACCAGTCCACCGATAGCTAGTGGCAATGCTGGAATATCAGCAATAAGTGATCTCATGGCGCCACCGTCAAATCAATGAGGTGCTGAGACTCCAGCGAATCGAACGTAGCCAGAATATCAGTAGATGTCAGTGCCTCGACATGATCGCCAACATTCTTAGGAGAAGGTGCTAGTGTTTGGGATCCCTTGGCATAAATTTTAGCGATCTCGCCAGCAGTCATTGTGTAACCAGTGACAAACACTGAATCAATTTGGCCCTGAAACCAATAGTTTGTGTTTTCTGAAGTGCTACCAATGCGAAATCGGTCAGCACCAAGCAGGGTAAGAGAATTCATAACTGTCGAGCCAGCAACCAAACGCCCATCAACGTAAAGTTTACGTTTGAAATCAAGCGCCGTATTGTCTTCTGTTCCAACAATAAAGTGCCATTGTCCATCTGCTACAAATGGCCCCAGCATGTCATCACTCAATGACCAGCAATGAAGTACACCCATTTGGATCAACAAAGTCACATTACCGGCCCAGGCCACTACTGCTTCTAGACCTGCAATATATGAAGTTTTGACCCAAGCTCCATACGATCGTGGAGTCAACAGATTTGGCAAACCAGCATCGGTAGAACCCAAAGATTGCGATAGTGACGCGGTAAATGAAAAAGCGCTGTCTTTAACGCCATCAGTACCAGAAACTGGAACGGCACCACCACTATTGGCTAGTGCTGTACCGTTAGATCCTTCGTCACCCAATGAACCAGCTGAGAAATTATGCAAACGCAACGGTTGGGTTGAAAAATCAGCAACGACTAGAGCACCACCCTTACGCCGTCTACGTACATTGAGAGAAGTACGCGAAGGAGCAACACCAAGCGTATGCGGAAGCTTGGCGCAATACAGGTTACGGATCTGATCCTCAGAAAGAACATCAGGAGTCACAAAGGTTTCGTCAATTGAACCAAACCATTGCGAACCCGCATTACTGGAAGCGTCACCATTTTCAGCTCCAATATTAAGCGGAAACGATGATCCAGCTATAATACCAGAAAGCGGGGTAGCTTGTTCCAGCATTCCATCTACATACACCCGTTGCAATGTTCCATCAAACGTGCACACACCAAAATGCCACCGATTATCAGCAACATCGGTTACACCTTGACTGATAGAATATGCCGTTCCATTAATTGATATAAACGAAGCCACCATCGGATAGGGATTGCTGAAAAGAAACATTTCCCACGAATATCCGCTTGATGGACCACGTTTACTAATAATAGTCTGGTTTATTCCTCTTTTTGATGTTTTAAACCAGCCGCCCCATGACCCCGTTTTAATTCGAAACGGATCTGCGGCACCAGTGTCTGAAATATACAATGCTTGAGTAACAGAACCTGAAAAGAACATTGCCGTATTTGCCAAACCGTTAATACCTAGGCCTGAAGCAACGGCGCCCTTGTTCAGCAGATTCCGACCATTACCACTGGCATCCGTCAGATCCGAAAGATTCCAAAGACCAGCAGGAACAGCCAGTCCCATGCTTGTAAAATCAGCTGCGGTAAGCTGTCGACCAGCACGAATCTGCCCAACAAGACCTACATCAAGCACTGGTTTTGCAGAAACAACAACCAGATCTTGACCAACTGGGCCTATAGGTCCGGCAGGACCCCTGACACTGCCTGCATCAATCTGTGAGCCATCATGTTTGGTGAGAATCAGATTGTCGCCGATGACATCGCCATCAACAACCGAAGCCGCCTCGATTGCCAGCATTCGATCTGCAGTTAGACCTGTAACTGTAGCCATATTTCACCTCCTCATTCGTCATCAGGGTACGTGGTGGTGATCGTATACGTGGTCACATCCAAATATGTCGCGTCCGCGTTGTCGATCTGGAATGTGGTGCTGTTGGTCATCGAAATATAGTCATTCGCCTGATCAATAGCAGTCCACGTGCCGTCACCATTGTCAACGATGACGAGAACGCCCAGCGCCTTGAAGAGATTTGACAGCTCGTCAATAGGCGGAAGCCTGGGATGTGTATCTGCGGTGCCGTAGATGATGTCTTCAATTGCTGAAAGAACATCAGGAGGCGTTGTGGTCGAATCGATGGCCACATGAACTGTGGGCCGATAGCCAAGTACCTTAGGTGGGGTTCCACTGATTCCCCACGTGAATTCTGTCGGTGCCAGCGTCTCTTTCAGTGTTTCAAAGAGAAACGGATCTGAATTGGCGACCAGATTGTACAGAATGTGGATCTTGTAGCCGTAATCAGAGCCTTCAAGATCATTGCCGAGCTTTGTCTGATACGACAGGTTGAAACTCTTGGGCGGCTGATCGTAATAGGTCAACCCGGGAGAGACTGTCTCGATCCCGAGAAGATCCTCGAACTCTGAAGGATAGGTGAATGCTTTGAGTTTACCCGAAAAGTCCCCCGGGGTAATTTGCTCCAAGTATTTCACACCATCAAGGAAGTATGACTTGTTTTCCTGAGCAGAATCGTCTTCAACGGAACTCAAGCCATTCCAGACTGCAGATCTTCCGTCATGAAGATACAACACCCCATGGGAAACGCCTGTTTGGAAGAGTCGTTCGCCGACTCGATCCCAAGTAAGAGCTGTCACGTCACCTCCTCTCTATCCTTTGGTACCCAGCTGCGCTTTACGCCGGGCGTTGAGTTCTCTGTTACGGGCGGCAACCTCAGTGCGGCTCATCTTCTTCGGTTTGGCGTTCTTGATGTTACAAACCCTGATCAAAGTGAACAGTCTATTGAGATGCCAGGTTTCAACCTCAAACGGAATCTGGAAAGTAATCAACCAGTAGTAGATCAGCTCGGCAGTGACGACTTCACTGGTCCTAGGTGCTCCAGGAGCCTCATGAAACCAGGTTGCCGTCATCTTCGCATCAATGTATGCGTTGATCTCTGCTAGATTACCTTCAGAGAGTCTGAGGAAAGTTTCCTCTGGAACTTCGGGGGTCAATAGCATCGCCTTGATGTACCCCAGAACTTCTTCCGTAGACTTCGCGGAATCGCCTAGGAAAGGCTTTTCGTATTTTGACTCCCATTTTGACAGTGAGACCAGAGAATGCTCCAGCTCCAAGATGACCTCATCAACATTGACGAACTCTTGAGTGGCTTCGTCGAAATGTTCGACTCCTGGAACTGTAATTGTGAGCATTCCCTGGTCTCCTTCTGTCGGACCCCACTGAGTTTAGTGCGAGAAGACCCAGTCGTCGTCGCCCGTGATGTAGTACCCCGAGGTAGCCTTGGCCTCGACCAGCGCATCCTCACCGGCGGCGAGCGGAGCCTGCGGACCGGCCGCTGCTTCCGTCCCGTTGACCGTGAAGACCACACCGGTGACGGCGGGGATGGTCACGATGAACGTGGCGCTGTCGTACGTCGGGGCGTTGGCACCGGTCAGCTTGACGGCGATGGACCCACCCTCGAAGAGGGCGAAGACCTCGTCGGGGAGCGGCATCCGGGCGTCGACCCCTGCCGTCCCGTAGAGGATGTCCTCGAGCGTCTTGAGGGCGGCCGCATCGACCTTGGTGGAGTCGACCGTCAGGAGCGCCGTCGGCTTGAGGTCTGTGACCTGAACCGGAGAGGTGGTGACCTCCCAGCTGAAGGCGATCGCCTCGGGCGAGTCATTGATCGTGGCGAAGGCCTTCTCCGAGGGAGCAGCCAGGGCGCCGTAGATCATGTGCAGCTTGTAGCCGTGATCCGTTCCGTCGAGATCGTTGCCGATCCTCGAGCGGTACGCGAGCCCGAACGCCTTGCGGGACTGCTGGCCGATGGCGACACCCGGGACCGGAACGGCCGTACCATCGCACTGGGCAAACTCGTCCGGGTAGGTGAAGGCCTCGATGGTCGCACCGAACTCCTCGGCGGAGACCAGGTTGAGGTACTTGATGTTGTCCGCGTACTGCGGAGACGACTCGGCTCCCGTGGGGGACTCGGTGACGGTCGTCAGACCGTTCCAGGCGTACCCTGCATCGTACGTGCCCGATGCGCTCGGAATGTAGAGGACACCGTGGTCAACGCCGGTCTCGTACAGGCGCTCGCCAACCTGGTCCCATTGCAGGACTGTCATTCTTTTCCTTCCGCTCAGAAGAATATGGTGTATACGTCGTGGTTCAGGTTGTCTGCTATGAAGAACCGATTGTATGAACACATCGGCAACAAAGCCACCTTCGCCGGGATAAGACTATCCGGATTTCGATCAATAACCGTCAGCAAATATCGCTGTGTGTGACGATACGGACCATTGTCTGCGTGTTCAGTCTCTGCGAAATCACGATGGTATACCACACACGGGTATTCCATTTTCAGATTTGAAGGAGGCTGAAAATATACGTGCTCCGCAATTGTCTCAAGGAGTGACTGGAGCTGCAGCCTGGGGGCCATTATACACCTCCCCAAGCCGCAGGAGCAGGCGGGGAATCTGCACTTCGACGTTAGAAACCGTCCACAGAGCCCCCGCCCACTCAACGTATCTAATGGCAAAGAAATGGTCATTTGCGTAAGCATCAGCCACGATACTGATCGAATTACTCACGCTGAGATCGTTATTGAGGTTTTCACCCTCGTTAGAACGCCTCATGTTTCGGACGACGTCACCGAAATATGAATGTTCAACGATCTGATCTTCCCATACGCCGGGTGCAGTCTCTACCTGCTCACCGTACCCGACGCGACCAAAGAACCTTGCCATCTAGACCTCCGGTTAGGCCGAGTTCTTGAAAGTCCACTCGTCGTTGACGTTGTCCGCGAAGTAGTACGCGGGCGTGGTCGGGACGGCGTAGACCCGCAGCGACTGACCCGAGGCAAGCGCGATCGGGGTGGCCGTATCCATCACCGCGTCGGTGTCACCGCGATGGTACGTGACGCCCGTGACGGTCGGGACCGTGATGTCGTTGTTCGCGAACGCGGGCTTCGTCGGCTTGACGAGCACGGAGTTCATGGCGACCTTCCGGACCACGAGAGCGGAACGGATCTTCGTGAGCGCGCCGGAGAGGCGGGTCTCCAGCAGGTACTTGTACTGGTTGTAGTCGATGTCGAAGTCGTCGAAGAACGCGACGTCGCCACCCTTGTCGGCGCCGAGAGTGTAGTCCCTCAGGTTGACGATGATCCCGACGATCTCGGGCTCGGACTCCATGACTTCGACCTCGACGATGCCTGCGACGCCCATCGCGGAGGCCAGTTCGGCCTTGTTGTTCCACAGGCGACGGCCCATGCCATCCTTCGCGAGGATGAGTTCGGTGTAGACCGCCAGCGTCGTGTAGAACGTCGGCGAACCCGAGCCCTTGTAGAGGCCCATGGACCGGATGATGGCCTCGACGATCTCCTCGGGGGAGGAGTCGGCGTCATCGATGTTGACGTACACCGAACCGGCGTAGAGGTCGTGATCGTTGGCGATCGAGCGGATGCCAGCGCCTTCGACGGCACCGATCGGATCCTTGATCTTGTCCTCGTCGTCCACTTCGCGACCGTCACCGATCAGAACCGCGCGCGCGAGTTCCTCATCGAGCATGACCCGCATCTCGCCCTTGAGCCAGGCGACGACGTCGAAGTCGGTGATGTCGATGATGTCGTCACGGTCCAGCTTCTGCTTCTTGTAGACCGTGGAGGGCGTCGTCACCCTCTTGGAGACGCCGAACCACTCTTCCTTCTTGAAGTTGCCCTTGATGTAGCCCTTGGCACGGGCTTCGTCGAAGGTGAGGTCGGCGACGAGGGACTTGATTCGGGAGAACGGGGAGTGCTTGGTCCCGTTGATGACTCCGGCGACCCACTCGGTCCGGCGCTTGTCGAACTCGGGGGTGGCGTCGACTGCGCGGGCGTCGGGAAACAGGACCTCGATGTTCTCGATGCCGTGCTTTAGCGCGAAGGCCTCAACTGCGCCCTTGAGCGAGCCGTTCTTCTTGGCGTCCTCGACGATTCCCGCGATCTCGTCGTGCGAGAGAACGCGACTGCCGGGACCGTCCTTCTTGCCTTCTTTCTGCTGCTCGAAGACGTTGCGAGACATCCAGATTCCTTCCTTCTTCTCAGACTTGTCGGAATGCTGTGCGGTACCCGCCTCTTCGAGCGCGGCGCCGACCATGTAATGCACGACAGCCTGCTCTTCCTCAGACATGGCGTCGTAGACTTCTTGGACGGTCGGGCCGTCCCCTTCCTTCGTGTCCTTCTTGGCTGCCGGATCCTCAGCGTGCTTGAGCACGTCGTCGGTGTAGACGATGACCTCATCGGACAACGTGACGACTTCGCCATCACTGTGAGCGACGGAGACGTTGTCGATAAAGGCGCCCGGATTGGCGCCCGCCATGACCAGGCTGACCTCGCGGATCATGCCATGCAGAACGTTCGAAGCCTTCTCGACCAGCTGATTGGCGTAGATCGAGAGGTGCTTGATGTCTTCGTGCTGCACCAGCGTCTTGGCGTTCGTGCCTTGCGGGGCGTCGTTGAAGTACCCGTAGCAGTAAACGCCATCGTCGCGATTCTCGAGCACCGCGTGGCCGAGGACGTTCGACGGTTCACTATGACCATGTGACCAGACCAGCGGAACGGTCATCTTGTCTTGATGCTTGAACGCATCCTTCATGATTGTCCGGCCATCCGAGCACTTCAGGCCAGCCTTCGTGGCATAGCCACTGAAATCGGGCTCGCGATCGTGCATGAGGCTGCCACCGAGCGTAACGCTCAAGTCGGGCTTAGCCTTCGCTCCCATTTTGACTGCTCTCTTTCAGTTGAGTCTTAGGCTTCTTTAGCCAGACTTGACGGTACAGGTGGTCTACGAAGTGGAGTCACAACAGCAGACTTTGCTGTCTCGTCGAGGGGCTGCGGCATGTTAGCGTTGCGAAGTTCGTCAGCCTTTGGATCCTTGGATGGAGCAATGCCGATGACTTGACGCATCTCGTTGGACGACATGATCTCGTTACGAGTGAACTTGTCTGCAATCTCAGCGATGTTCTCGATGGGAACCAAGCGGAACGGATCCCGGAAGTACATAACTGTTTGTTTCTGTGACCGAGCAGTCTGTGTAAGAAAGGAACGCCGATAGGCTTCGACGATAGCGGTGAGAAAGGGCTCGATCGTGCGATTGTAGTAGTTCAACATGGCCTTTTCATCAGCCGTGCCGTTCATGATCTCTTCGGTAAGCCCGAGTTGACCATAGAGCATCTTGACCAGATACTCGATCTGCGTGAGTAGGTTGTTCTCAGCCGGACGGTTAAGCTGAGTGATCTTCTCGGTTCCATCGGTGTAGGCGATGCCGTACTGGCTCCCCTTCAACTGGAACTCGATGTCCTGCCTACGCTGCTCAGCCTGCTGTCGCTTAGCTTCACTCTTGATCACATAGGGAAGCTGAATGATGATGTCCAACTTACCGGATGCAACCAGATCATCAGACGTATCCAACAGATTGAGCTTCCGAATCAGTCTTTGAAGAGTTGAGTTCGGCTCGTTCATCACCGAATACAACGGATTCTCGATGATCGCGCACGCCTTCTTGGGAAGAGTGATCTCCTCGCGCATACCGTTGAGTTCGTTATACAGGCTGACTCGAATGTGTTGTGGATACCAGGCCGTAATCTCACCGACCCGCATCGTTTTGATGTCAAAGCCCCCACTCTTCTCAGGACTGATGCTTGTATCCACTGGGACAATCGCAGCGACACCTCTATCGCACAGCGTCATCGCAATGTCCTGCCTGAATTGCCTAGCGGCCTGATCAATGTTGGCTTCAAGCACCAAACACTGATTCAAACCACTGTTAATGTCCTCGAGATAGCGGTTCTGCTCATCTGTACGGACATGCCGCATGTCAATCGCAGCAATGTCAATACTAAGTCGCGTGTAGATCGAGGAGATGATTGAGCGCTCATTCGAGAACACAATTCGCGTACGATCCGGCCTTGAGCTGTATGCTGAGCCATAATCGCCCGTATAAGTACGTAGACGACGCTGTTCATCCTGGTTTGTAAATACGTTCCAGGCATGTTTCAGTTTCGCACCAAATCGCGCCACATTTCACCTCCTCTCATCCCTTAGCCTTCTTGAGGAACTCTTCGGCATACTTCTTGGCTGCATCAGCTTCAGATTTTGAGACCCCGCTTTTATCGATGAACGATTTAGCTGCCTCAGTTTTACTAGAATCATATGCAGGCAGATCATAATGTGCATCATATGCAGGCTTCAATTTTGGCCAAATCTTTGACATAACGTCACTTTGACTGTTAATACCTTCAGTCATCGACTTGGGGATGAGAACCTGATGCGGAATAACTCGTCCAGAAAAATCTTTTCTACCCGATGGATCTAGGAATGAACTCGCTATAGAACCATCATCAAGCTTCTCAAATACATCAAGTTTACCCGAATTAGCCCCAAATGCTCTCTCATAACTAGCGAGTGGATCGGGTATGCCACCCTTCTTAAGGAACCCAAAACCCCTGTTCTTACCTCTTGTAGCGTGAATAATATCGGTAGGTTCTTGGACGATCTTCTTCACGACAGCCGTGGTTTGAGGCGTCGGAGGCTTCTTCTTGAGCGCAGATAGAGGTAGTTTCCCGTTCTGATGGAGCTTATAGCCCACAAATGCAGCACCAGCAACCGCAACAAGAATGCCTGTACCAATGGCAACTTGTTTAGCCCTATGCTTTCTTTCAGGTGTCCAGAACGGCCCTTTATCCGCTTTAGCGGGTTTAGCTGCCCCAGATCCTCCAGTTTCCGCCTTCCGAACCCCCCACTTCATCCCCTTGGTACCGAAATGTACAAGTTCAGCCGGGGACCCTGGTTTCTCAGTCGAGATCACTCAAAGGCCTCCTTGTTGGCCTTGTACGCAATATACGCGTCCATTAGAGCTGCGACATTGTCGATCTTCTCGTCCTGTCGCTTCTTCAGAAGCTTTCTATTACCGTTGGTGTCCTCCAACGTGATGGCGTTACCCATAGCGAATGACATGAGCGCCTGATCAAAGATGAGTAGACGTTCTTCAGCCAGAATCTTCAATTCGCCGAGGGGGACCGACTCAGTTCGTGCGCCCTGAAGGACCTTTTCGATTCCGAACGGTCCATTCTCGCCTTCCCAGCGTGTCACGAACTCTTTGGCGTTGTATGGATCATACCCGAACGCGCGAACGTCAAAGTCTGATGCAAGAATGAAAGCATCGAGATCTTCGTAGACCTCCATCATGTCCAGAACCTTACCCTCCATGACATGAAGGCTTCCCTCATTGATGAACTCCTCATACTTCATACGAATTGAGGCTTGAAGCTTCATCAACGTCAAAGTAGTGATGTAGCTACGGGTTTTTACTCCGTATCTATCTTCACCAATGGGGAAAAGGAAGGTGAAGGCACAGAAGTCGTCACCCTGAGAGAGGTCTGCGCCTAGAGCGCACGGCATCTGCCAGAATTCTCTCTGTCGATGGGGAATCGTCTCTTCATAAGTGAAGAAGTACGTGTAACCCTCCATCGGAATCCCGAAACGTTTCGCCAGAATATCATTTCGTGCCGCTGGCGCTTTCTCAGCTCGTTCTACATCAAGCTGATAGGTTTCGTAGGAGACTGTCGCCCCCAAGTTCGGATTCGCCTTCACCCACATCGCTGGATTGGCAACTTCCTCGATCTCATCGAGTTTGTAGTGCCAGATCGAAACATGGGGTGCTAGGTACTCACCCTTAAGGATGTCCGCTAGTTCCATTTTGATGGTGTCACCGGAACCATTGCGGACTGTACCTTCAGAGCTGATTGCGATGATCAAATAGTCCTCCAACTTGGAGGCTCCCTGCTCAACTGCACCAACAACGTCCTCTCTAAGATCTCCGGACAGCCACTCGTCGATTGTGGAGATCTTGGGACGCAGTCCCTGAAGTTTGTTGATAGCCATAGGACGGACCTCGAGTAGAGATCCGGTCAAGAAGTTCTCGATACCCTTCTTTGTGGCTGCCAACTTCACACGATTAGCTCTAGACCCAGTAGTGTTCTGGAGAGAGCCCTCGGTCAGGAACCGGAAGAGAGGTCCACGCGCACGGGTGATAGCCGTACGGAACGGGGACATGACCTCGTCGGCCTGCTTCATTGTCGGTGCAGTGGTGACCTGATGAGTCGTTGTCGTATCGACGTTCAGAAAGTAGCTCTGAATGAGCGACGCGTACATCGACTTTGCCGCCCCTCTGGCGACGATCAGATACTGCTTGAGGATCAACCGCTTCTTGATCGTTCTCTTCACATACCGTCCGCCCCTGTCGTGAGGCTTGGGCACGTAGACACTTCGCTCTACGAAGTAATACCATCCGAAGATCTGTTCAGACCACAACTTGAACGTATCGAGCAGATGTAGATCGGAGCCATCCGTGAGAGTGAGTTCGTTCTCACAGTAGAGAATGAATCCCTCAACGGCTTGGTCGTCGTAATAGATGTTCGGGTTAGCGATGAGTGCATCAATCCGATTCATCTCCTGAGAGATTTCACGGTTTACTGGAATCGCGCCTCGCAGGACTGCATCACGAAACAGCCCATAATACTTAGGCGTCGCAGTATTCGATAGACTCAACTAACCCTCCCTTCTAAACTGCTGCGACAGCGGCAGCCTTAGCGGCCGTCTTGGCCATGTCTGCAGCCATCCATGAACCGATCTTCTTGCTTCCGTTCTTCTTCAACTCGTCCTCGGCCCACTTTCGACCGCTGGCCTTAGTCTTACTTCCAGACAGACGAAGGACGTTCTGCTCAAGATTCAGTCGGTTCATCATCGTCTGAAGTTCAGCATTACTAAGAGCATTCGGTCCGCTCTTTTTGAGCGTCTGCTGCATAACTCGAACGTCAATGGCTTCTTTGACAGCAGGCTGAGCCCGTCCGCCACGAGTAGCCACCTTCGTCTTCATGTGCTTGCGCTGCTTGATCTTCCTGACGTGCGCCTCAGTGGTTGAACTCGAGCTGGCATCCTTCCGGACACCCCACTTCATCCCCTTGGTACCGTAGTGAGCAAGGGCGTTCGCAACGGCAGTCTTACCGTCTTCTACTACACTCATACTCACCTCCATGTCCCAGTCATAGGACTTCAGGGGAATCTCGATGCCCTCGTAGTCGCCGAACCAGACAGCGATCTTGTCAAAATTGACCCCGTAGAACTGGGGGTAATCGCGCTTGTCTTCCTTGGCCGGTGTCTCGGGATAGCCGAGAGTAAGGTGAGGGTGCCACTCGGGGAATTGCTCGACCGAATCATACGCCGTGCGGATGTTGTCATCCTTGAGCAAATATGAACGGAAGTTCTCGATGTCCTGAGTCCAGCGCTTGGAGAAGAAAAGCACATCGGCTTCATCTTCGCCCAGCGTTCCTCGACGATCCACATCCATGTAGAATCGCTTGAGCGTGACGCTTGCTGCGTGCGCGACGAACTCGGTGATGTCCTGCAGATTCGCGACGTTCTTGGCTTCGCCGAGGAACAAAATCGTCATGTGTGGGACTTTTTCGCTGGAGACCTTCCAGACATAATCTTCCTGAGATGGGATGGCAACGATGACGACGTTTTCAGCCATACCTTACCTCAGGCAGCTCAGGCGGATCCGGATCAACCCATCCGGTCTCTTCTCGATGCACATTGAGCCGCCACTCAAGCTCGCCGATCTGCCGTTCCATCGCCGAGATCAAATATGACGTTTGCGGCGGATCGAAAAGCTGACGAGTCTTGAGGTAAACGTAGGTCTTGACCGAATTGTACTGAAGATCCAACGAAACAAAATCTGTCCATTCCGCAGTGTCGTCCTCGATCATGAACCCCATGGGAGGTCCCACTCCCAACTGGGTGAGAATGGAGAACGCCGTATTGATGTGAGTAATGACATCATGATCGAACACCGTATAGTCAGGTGCTAGGCCCAGGATCTTCTTAGTGCTGATTAGAATACTCGTTTCCATTCACTCACCCCCTTTCTTGTGGGTAAATGTGCTACAGAGTGTGAATGCAGTACACGATCACGAACAGGATCAGTGCGACATCCCGAAGGATCGCGAGCACCCCTGCCAGTGTGAGAGTGCTGTCCGTACGTGCGACCATCAGTCCTCCCGTCGAAGGTTTGGTTCATCAACAGCGGGGGTCATTGCTTCAACCCGTCGCTGCTCATCTTGACGCAGACGATCATCCAACTCGATCTGCGGCCAAGGATCGTAGTCCTCAGGGAGCATGTCATCGTTCCCCAGTTCTCGATTCTCCGTTGCCATTCGCTTTCTCCTTCCGGCGACGTATGATTCGATAACGACTACTAAGATACCAACCACCAATTGCGCCAATAACGAAAGATTCCGGCGCTTGTGAGATGAAATCCCAGGCTTCATCGAGAAGCGACCACATCAATCCGCCCGGATGAGGCCATAGCCCGTCCAGTAGCTGTGATGCCGGGGCTTCTTGGCGACGACGTCGCCGTTCCACTGTGATCCACCGCTGGACTCACCCGAAGTGTTGCCTTCAACTCCGAGAATGTTGCCGTTGGTCTGAAGAGTCCCGCGCGCGACGCCCGTATGATCGTCATCGATGAACATGTGATCGCCGATACGTACCTTGGAGGGATCAGTGGTGTATCCCTTGTAGATGCCTTTGCCCTGCTTGGCTAGTTCGGTGTTGTTCCAGACTCCGGCGGTTCCGGATCCCGAGATCCCCGCGTCCCATGCCGAGCAAACCGAAAAGCACGCACACCACGGAACGCCATCATCACCGTAGACACGTTCCTGCCATGTGCTGGGTTGGGGATGGCCGGTGTTCGATCCCTTCGGACTCTCAGAAACGCCAACGTACTTGTCCAGCCACTTGGCAATTTGTTCCCTCTTGGAATCCTCCGGAGAATATGGTTCACCGTACTTGTTGTGTTCCTTGTCCCACTTCTCGTAGGCGGATCCGTAGTGGGTGGCGATGCAGAGGTTGTCGTACCGCGTCTGCCGATCGTTCGCCTTGTTTCCCTCAGGATCATCCTCCATCAGATGCCAGAGCTTCTTGCGCTGGTTGACCAGCCAGTCGACATTGGCCTGCTTACGAGCTTTCTGCTCCTCGTACTGAGAACCGAAGGCGAGATAGACTTCCCGCTCCTCGATGTAAGACTTCTCAGCATCCGTAGATGTGCTTGTGCACGGCAAGCGAACTTCGTGCTTGGGCTCTCCACTGTTAAGAGTGGAAATATAGTCGTACCGCTCACCTCGATTGGAAGTCTCCCAACCAGGCTCCTCACCAGGCACAGCGCCATCGGCCAACTGGACCAAGTATGCCTGACGATCGAGCAACCACGTACGACTCTGGTCACGACGTTGATCCTGCTGATCATCAAAGCCAGGCCAGTCGGAGATCGCTCTGAGATTCGTGTACTCATCGAAGGTTGCCTGCTCACCCTCGGTGAGAACGCCGTATGTTCCCGTACCCTTGTACTTAGAGGGTGCGTCGTAACTCATCGCTCTCCCTTCTTGGTTACCAAAGCTTTGTGTCACCCGCTTTTCGAGGAACATACACCTTGGAAAGCTGGCTTTCGTCGCCGTAATGGATTGCGTTGTGGGTCTGATGTGTTGTGGTAATGAGGAATTCCGGGTCGATAAGCAGCTCTCTGCCTGCTTCTATGTCCTTCACAGAAATCGGATTCATGTGATGAACCAGCAATCCCTCGAAGATCTCATACCCAAAAACACCTAGATCACACCCATGATCACGCAGAATAACGACCGATCGGGCCTGTTTCCACTCCCTGGATGTGTAAAACCCTTGGTTGATCCACCGATCAAACCCAAACGTGCTCTCACCGACAATACCGACCAAACGAAGGTAGTAATAGCGCTCTTCGAAGGTCTCGTACTGTTTGAGTTCAGAATATGTTCTAATCTGCGACATCTTCCTCCAGAGGAGGCGCTTCACCCGCATAGTTACGCATTGCGTTGATAGCATTGACGTAAAGCTCTTCGATGCGCGCCTGCGACTCCAAAGCTTGGATCTTGACCTGGGTCAACTGATTCTCGTGCTCCAAACGCTCCTGTTCGAGGCGTTCACGAGATGATCCGAGCTTGAGAAAGTGCGTGATGACTTGAGACGATGCTGTTCCTTCGCGAATCTGCTTCTCAGCAAGGTCGTGAGCATAGGAAACCAGTTGATTCTCACGTGCTTCAGGAGTTGTGGCCGGTTTGCTCTTAGTTCTCTTGTCTTCCTCTCCTCTTTTCCTCGCAGGCACAGACTCTCCTTCCACTTTGAGAGAGAATGACCTCCCTTACCAAGACTTTTAACCGGCAAATATCAAAGACATCAGGGGAAAATATCCCCCGGAGACTTTTTTAAG